CTGGTTTGAGGTGCTGTTAGATATGTCGGTTATCTGGACATTCATGGCCCCATTGGGGAATGGTACAGGGAAAGTTATGGTGTCTCCGTTAATCCTACCAGAGAAAGTAAAGAATTGTAGGATAAGACCACCAGGTAGCTTCTGGAATCCACCACCGGGGGCGATGCTCTGATTAGAGCCTTTGAAGGAATCACCTAATCTTAACGGAGTGAGTAGTGTGGTGTTACTTGCAAGTGCTTGTGCTTGTGCAGTAGACGACACTGTGGTTCTGGCATTGATTTCTGATTGGTTGTAAGTTTCAGATTTACTGTAGCTATAAGCATTAAGCTCTGCGGGGCTTATGAAACCCGTATCTACTTCGGCCTTAGTGTAGAAATCTCCAGCGGAAGCGAAAGCAATAATCCAATAGGTGTTGCTTACATCAAGATCGGGGTTCTGGTTCGTATGTGTCAAAACACAACGATAAACAGTGCCAGTAGAGCCTTGTACGTAGCTTTGATCTGCCTGATACTCAGTCTCGTTATCCCATACAGGAATACCGTGCTGATTCAAGTGAGCAAGCATTTGATCTTGCTTGTAATCAATCTCGTTGAAGTATTGACGAGGCGGGATTTCTACTTGCCAACCAGTTGCATACTTTGTATCGCCGGGGTAAATTCGGTCCCCACCACTAGCCCATACATTGTTTAGATTGCTAGGCTTCAAAAATTGTGCCATTTGTTTCCTCTCTTAATTAGTAAAGCGTAGCAAATAGCCCGCCATCTCCAGTAAGCTCGAAGTCTGAGTCGCCGTATTCAAGACCATACCCTAGACCATAACCGTATGTGCCTGTAAATTCCCCAAAACCTTTAGCACCGGGGGCACCTTGAAATCCAAAATAGTCATCTCCGTCGAACTCCCCGTAATTAATACGAACACCAACAGTCTTAGGGACAAGTCTTGAGGGATAACCTTGAGATGTACTCACATAGTTGAGCAAAGCTTTCTCAAAAGCTGTTAGGATACGTCCAAACATTAAGGTTACTTGGGCATCACCTTCAGATGTTATTGATATTGGAAGATCAAAGATTGTGTTTACAACGGTGATAAACTCTTCTGGGGTAGAGGCTGTTACGTTCTTGAAAATCTTAGCCTTGATGAATTTACGGTAGGTCGCATCATCCAGTAAGACGTTGCCACCCAGAGGTGTTCCATAGTTGTAGAACAAACCACCAATGCTTGAATTACCAAGCTCACCAAAGCTTTGTGCATTAGTTACACCTTGCAAACCAAAGTATTCGTATAGGTCTGCTTCCAGAAGTTCTCTGGGTTGTCCAACAATCCTACCAATTACATTAAGCTGTTCACCCTCTGCCGTGTCAATGCTGCGAAGCTGCATGACTTGTTTAAGAGCTTCTTGAATCTCAACTTGACCAAGAATCAATAACTGTAAATACTTGTCGAAGATGGGTTTGTCGGTGAATTGGTAGGTTACTCGATCACGGGCTTCTTCTAGGTAGGGTACTACTGTGTAAAACTTATTTACAGCCATCAGCGCCCTCCTTAAGATACAGTGATTACGATGTTATTCGGATCAAGAGAAAACAATTCATTGAAAGCGATAGGGATATTACTCACCCCGACTGGACTTGGAGATGTACCAATAGTTAAGCTGTTTACTTGGTGTCCAGGTATGGAGTTGATAGGGGTGTAGAGACGACTGTAAACAACATCTTCACCAATACCAAACTGTGCTTCCATGTATGCAGCAATTGCATCTTTAATTGCTTGCTCGCCATTCTGAGGAAACTCGGAGTTGGTGGTAATATCCAAGTCAATATAAATGGTGACAGGATTTGGACGCTCAAAACCAATATCATGTGGAAAGCCTTGGCTGTCGTAGATCGTCACGGAAGTGTTACCATAACTACGGATACCAAGAGGCTTATTCTCCCAAATACTTTGTGCAATGTTCGTGGAAATACCACCAAGAACAATCGGCATAAAGCTATGAGCGGGGATACCATTAGCATCCGTTACATCAGTATCGTTCTCGTAGATAACCACTTGCTCTACAGTGTCAAGATTGATGAGAGCAGAGTACAATGCTTCAAGAATGTTAGAGGCACGTTCAAACTTGCTTAAGCGGAAACGTTCACGAAGCTCTTCATCTGTCTCAATGAATCGACCAGCAACAGCACTGATTGGATTGTTTACACTGTCCCAGCCAAGAACAGGAGTAGAGATAGAAGTGATTGTATTTGGAGCTTGCTCAATCGGTCCATATTCTTGAGCAATCAAATCACCAATCTTATCAACCTTAGTGATACCAAGATTAACTGATGTGCTGAAAGAAGTTACTTGGAAAATATCGTCAAGATCAATTTCAAGAGTCGTTCCAACAACAGTAGCAATCAATTGTGGATGATTAGCATCAATCTCTGCTTTCAGTCCTGCAAGAATACTCGCTGCTGTAGCTCCAACACCACTTGTGTAGCTGATAGTGCTTGAGCTGGTAATCCGAGAGTAGGTGATGGTGTATAGCGCACTGCTTGCAACAGTTGGGACTGTAATAGTGACACCAGAAGCAAGAGACGGCGACAACGCCACACTCGCTACAACATTAAAGCTTTGTCCGGTTGTGTCACTAGAAACAACACTGCCAGAGGGAATAAGAGTCCCGTTGTTGCCTGTGAAGATAGCTTGAGCTGTAGTGTAAATGTTAGAGAATCGAGTGATTCCGCCAAGAGCTACGAGGTTATCGAGAGCAACACCTGTTGCTGAGTTTGGATCAAAAGCTGAGTATACTTCCTGAACAGCCTCCCAAAGATCAGCTTCGCCCGGAGCAGCCAAAGCGATAAGTCTACCAAGTGCCGAGCTATAGGATGTGTCTACAACATCCCCCGGAGACACCAAATCTTGAAACAGCTGTACAGCTTGTGCTCTTTTATCAAAGAGAACTTCAGACAGGCGTTTAATCACCAAGCCTTCAGGTGTGATACCTGCCATATTTTAATCTCCTAAATTATTAATCTCTAGGGTAAAAACTTCCCCACTCTCGCATCTAATCTGCGTAACAAAGGAGTATTCACGATTTACCAGCGATGATGTAAAACTTACAATCTCTGCAACACCTTGCTCTGCGAGTATCTTTTCTTGGAAAATTCTATCTACGGTAGATTTGGGTGTTTTTCTACCAAGAATTCTCTGGAAGTAGGGAATACCGTGCTCCGTATCCATGAACCACTCGCCCATGAACGTTCTGAGCATTATGAACAGACGTTGCTGAACATTTTCAGTGAACGGTTGAGTTACATCGGCTTTAGTTAGGGGGCCATTCTTCCAGATAATATCGCCAGTTTGATAATCTAATTTAAAATCCATTATTGCGGACCTCCTGTTGTACTCGGCCCGGATTGCACACCAGTGTGTACATGGCTGTCGAAAACAATCCCGTTGGAGTTCAATACCCCTGCGTGTGTAATATTACCAACCCACTCTGTATCAGCCACCTCTACCGACATGTAGGATGCTGTCACTGCAACATTCTCCGCCTGAACTTGTATATCAGCGTTGGTCTTAATAAGAAAATTACCTTCAGGTGTCATTCTCATTTCAACTTCATTAGCTGTCCCAATGTTGTGGGCAATTACTGTGTCTTTTGTGTTGTGAGGCCAAAAGCGAGAAGAGGGGTTGTTAATCGAGACAAGAGATGGTTGTAAACCGGGGATGAAAATAGCATCGCCTTTATCAAATTTTGCATAGTTTAGAGGGGCAGACGGCACTCCTTGACCGCTCTTCCAAGCATCCAAACTGCGCATTGAGAACACCGCAAGACCCGTATCCCCTGCTTCAATTGGGAATGTGAAGGCTGATGTTCTGCTGCACGGGAAAACAACCGGAACGCCTAGAATTGGTTGACGCTCTTTTACGGTCCCATCTTTCATCTTTTGATTGATAGTTGGTTGGATATTAACCATACATCCGTTGAGATTGTCTATTACACCAAGCACGATGCACGGAATAGCTGTGTATAGGTTGTTAACCAACGTATCGCCTGACAGGTTTAAAAGTTCTTGTAGGGCGTCTTTATTCACTCTTCACCACCTTCTCTATAGCAGATGCCTGCACCTCAGTGTAGAAGTCG